GTATCTCTGCTCAAATAAATATTCCACTAGGAAAATCTCCTGCTCTTTGCCATGAAGCAACAATGGTAAATATAGAAGCTCAAAAATTATTAATAAAGAAAACTAAAATGGAAATCAGTTTATATCGTTTAGAGCAATGTGCAAAACAGGCAAAATTAGGTGTTACGTTTAAACCTAATACTCCTAGTGCTGTTACTTGTGAAGATATCGTTGTTACTATCCCACCAAATCAAGTTATTCCACATACTCATAAATTAAAGCAGTAGACAAGCACGGGTTTTGACTTGCCTACCTAGACGCCCCATCCATTGCCTTGTCGAATAGGGTTTTTTAATTATACACAATAAAAAGTAGATAAG